CACGATCATCTTTAATTTTAGTTACTGCAATTGTTGCAGTTTCAAGAGCAGCTTCTGAGAAATCAGTTGCTCCGATACTGTTGGATTGATTTCCATCACCAATTGTTGGGTGAGTAGCGGAAATTAATGGTTTACCGTCACCGCCGTTATAGCTTGTGGAAAACGCATTGTTAAATACGTCTGCAGCTTTAACTTGTTTGGTGTTAGCCATAGCACGAGCTAGACCTTTAGCACGAACCTTCGAGAAGGTGTCATATAGGTTGTCTTCCATAGCTTCTTCAGTGATAGCAAACGCAAGAGCTACAGTTTCCATTGTGTAACGGGCAGTGTAACCTTCTTGTGCGTTGTCATACTGGACTGCTGCACCTTCTGATTTAGTTGGAGCAGAGCCGAAGCCAGTGAATAGAACTTCTTCCTCAAATGCACGATCTGAATTTTCAATTTCATAAAGTGGAGCATGTTCGTCGTTTACTTCACCATACGAAATACCGAAAATTTCATTTAGGCCCGGAAGGAGTTGTTTTGCAATACTACTGCGATTAATAGCCATTTATTTATCTCCCTTTCATTAACCTGCGGAAATTCCGACAGTTGGATAAGCGTTAACATGCTGTTTCCAGATGATTTCAACCCGTGGATTTGTATCACCAAGAGCGTTACCGGGTTCCTTAAAGGCTCCCAAGACAGTCATCATACCATCATCACCACGAGTAGCGGCTTTAAGACCATGACCTGACTTACCTGTATAGGTATTACCTGTACCAAGAGTAACATCAAATGTAGTTGAATAAACATCACCTACTGTTACAGCTGCATCAGCTTGCACAATGAAAGTTGTATTCTGATCATCATTTACAAATGCGACAATATCAGAAGCAGATGTACCTGAAGGCCAATAGTTAGAATATACGGGTGAACCATTCAGTGTGTAGTTGCATCCTGCAAAAACACCGAGTGGGATATCGTTACCAAGACCGACAGTCGTTACAACTTCAACCTTGCCAACATTAATGGTTACAACGTCACCGTTAAAAATATTTGCTGCATAACCAGAAGCGATAGAGTATTCACTAACACCTGTTGAATTAGTAGCAGAACCTTTTTGACGTGAAGGACGGAAACCATCAAGAGCTTTAGATAGAGCCATTTTAGTTCTCCTTAATTAAAATTACCATGACAAAATAATTGATCAACAACAGTGCTGCTTTTACTTTTGAAAGTTAGGTGCACGTCCCTGAACAACCGATGATTTACTTGAGTTTGAAATTGGCATACGAGAATCGTTTTGATTTTCAAGTTGCGCGTTAACTGCATCCATCATTTCACGACTACGATCTTCATAATACCTTTTTCGAGCCTCTGCCTTACCAGCTGGCATTTTAGCAAGTGCTAAGTCTCCACGACAGACTGTACCTGCATAACGGCCTTCATTCTTCACGAGAGAATTGTGTGACATTTCGGGAACTTCATCAGGTGCTACAAACACCCAACCATCTTGAAGTCGTTTTCCTACATTCTGAATGTCATCTTTGCCACGTATTTCAATACGCAACCATCGAAGTATCATTCCTTCATCAGCAAAACGATCTTTAATTATATCTGGAATTGCAAGATAGTCTGGTTCTTCAAAGGTATACTCTTCATAAGAACGCTGTTCAGTTTCACGGGTTGTCTCACTACGTGCTTGTTTTAATGTATTACGTGTCATAATATTTTTAGCCTCCACGCTTAGATGTAATAATTGTGGTATACTCGCCTTCTGCTTTATCAGCAACTAGCTTTTGTTCTGCATACCGTTCAAGAGGAATACCCCAACGATTAGCCATTTCAATATCGTCTCGCGTTAGCTTAACTTTATTTGGCCTATTTGTTTTAGGGTTGGCGACAGTGCGTGACGCTCCACCTACCACTTGAGAGGGTTTTTCCGGTTCCCTTACTTCCGCTTCTTGATCTACTTCTTTTTCTTTTACTTGTTTTTTAAATTTATTAGGAAAAGATTGTTGAAGACGTTGATCAATTTCTTCATAAAACTCATCGTCAGTAGGATCAAATCCTTCGCCTTTAAGCTGCTCATCAATTGCAATTGCAGCTGCGGTCATAATTTGATCTTGACCAAACCAGTCATTTTGTGTTGCCCATTCTACTGCTTTAGGATCATAATTTGCAGGATTGGGAGTTGACTGTCGATAAACTTGTTGTTGTTGATATTGTTGCTGAACAGGTTGTGGATTATTAGCTTCATAATCTGAATAAGCAGTCTTAGCTTTAGTTAGATTATCAAGCTGCAACTCTGCTCGATTTAATTGCCGTTGTGCAATAACAATTTCATCAGCTTCCCCACTTTCTAGAGCTTTACGATAAGCTCCTTCAGCGAGTTTAATTTGGTCATTAATTTGTACTTCGTTAGAGTCTAAATTCTTTTTATACGTACTAACAATTTCATTATCTTTTTGTTTAAGTTTATTTTCGTATTCTGCAACTCGTGCTTCAAGTTCTCCAATACGATCTTCACGATCTTTTCGTTGTTTAATTAATTGTCTAATACGTTTTTGTGCGCCTTTAGTTTCAACACCTTTTAATTCAGTTGGTTGTTTTTCTAAAGGTTCTTTAGTAGTTGCTTCTTCTTGTTCAGGTGCTAGTTCTACTTTTTCATTAGTAGTATCTTCTTCACCTTCAATTTCATATTCAACAGCAACTTTTTCAGATTTTTCTGGAGGTGTAATTTTACCCCATTCTTCTGCGTCTTCAACTTCATAGTTAATAGCTTCTTCAGCCATTTATTTTCTCCTGTACGCCATTGCGAAATGGTCGGTTACGCCAATATCTTTTAAAATACAATGTATTCTAAAAGTATGCAAATTTAAATATTATCCACCAGTTGATAAGTTATAAGACGTATCTAAATCAGTAGGATCATTAACAGTCATAATAACTTGATCATCAAAAATAAGAAGGAGTTTTACACCCTGATAGATTAACTTAACTCCTGAATGTTTCCCGTAGCTGACATAATCTCCTACGCTACACCAAGGACCTTTTGGAAATTTACTTTTATCTTCATAAGCTAAATCACCTAAAGCTACAACTCTTCCCACTGTTGTGAGGTATGCGATATCATCACGAGTTGAATCTGGTAGAATAATCCCACCTTTAGTTTGGCGTTTAACTGAAACTGGTCTTACTAGAACATGAAAACCAGTTAGTTTTGGAAGTACTTTAGGATCAGGTACGTCAATATCTGCGATCCATTCATCATTTTTTAATGCTTTGCTCATTGGTTGATGTTGCATTGTTTTATTTAAAATCCTCTTCATCATTATCAATTTTTAAACGTCGATTTAATATTTCGACGGAAATATCAGCACCATCTGAAAGACCAGCTAAGTAGCCTACAATGTACCGATACTCAGAATAATCTGAAGCGGAGCCTGATGCAAGAGAATTTTTTACATCCTTAATTTTTTCTTCAACACCTCTACGGATGTCAGTCGTTAATAGCAAAGTTTTAATTCCTTATTTAGAAGAGCTACCTTTTGAAGGTTTAGGAACCTCATAAGAAGATTTATCAAAATTATTTAAAACACCTTTGTTAGCTCGTACTGTAAATTCGTCTGTAGGAATTTTAGCAGTATCCCCACAACCCGTTCCATTTGATTTATATTCCATTTTAAATATTCTCCTTTTAAGAATTATTTTGTTAATGCAGCTTTACGAACATCTTTAAGTTCATCTTCCATTAGTTTAAAGACTGCCATGCCTTTTTGCAAATCAATTGTTTTATCCTGTTGAGCTAAGTCACTTAACATTGAAAGAGCTTCTTGGATTTGTTTAAGTTGACGATCTTTATTATTTTCTTCAGCTTTCATTAAGTTAGTTGCACCTTCAATGTAGGCTTCCAAAGCAAGTTCACGTTCTTTAATATCAAGTTCACGATTTTTAAGAATACTTTCAGCATTTTCTTTAGCCATTTGAGACTGAAGTTGACGATCTTTAAGTATACTTTGGGAATTATCTTTTGCCATTTGAATTTCAAGTTTACGTTCTTCAATATCAAGACGTCGACCTTCCATCATAACCATTTGCTCTTCTGGCGTCTGTGGCCCTTTAGCAGCTTGCTGGTTAGCAACTAGCACTTGTTGAGCAGCTTGTATCATAGCTTGCTCTACGACTTGTGGGGAGACGTTATCTTGGCCCTGTAGCATTTGTTGTGTTACACCATTCATTTGCTCTTGGTATTTCATTACGGAATGCTCTTGAATATTTGCTGCTAAAATTGGGACAATACGCTGCATAATCGGATTTGCTCCATTAACAGGGTCTTGCATGTAAGCCATTTTAACTTGGACATGAGCATCATGATCCTGTCCTGCAAAGGCACGGATAGCTATTCCTTTAGATGCAGCTAAAATATCAGAGACAGGATCAAGAGGTTGCGGCTGGGGTTTAGATGGAATAATTAAATCTAGATTAGGAATATGAGCCGCTTTCAAAATAGTTTTATGTAGCTCTTCAGTATTATACATACCTGCTGGTGCTTGTTGAGCCATCTGTAATGCCATTTGAGCCATCATCATACGATGTGCTGAAGATGGAATATTAGGATCAGATACAGGAAGAATATCAATACGACCATCAAAGTCTTTACGTAAAACTTGGATCTCATCCCCTGCCATTTTAAACGGATAATCAACAGGCATCGACTCATAGTTAATACGAGCTAAAATTTTAAGTTCTTCACGTTGAGCATGATGTAGGCGCTTATGAATTGCAGAGAAGAACTTACTTGAAGCTTCTAACAATGCCATTGTAGTTCCTACTGGACCATAAGAAGCTGCATCACTAATTACTTGTTCTGTGTTATCTGCAAACTTTTGACCAGCTGCCGCTACAAACTGAAGCATAACAAAAAGAGTTTGTGATGGTTCTTTGTAAGGCAATGGAACAATTGACTTTGATAAATCCATTCCAGTTGCTTCAACTTCTTTAAACTCACCGGGAGCTATAGGATCATTATCACCAGTAATACGAACACCTTTAGCGCGGAAACCAGCTGGTAGGTTAGCAAATTGACCTGCATCAAGTAGACTACGCATTGCTGATGTTGCAGATGCAGTTAAGTTTCCTAACATATGAATGTAACCGATACCGTAAAATCCTAATGCAGGAACAAAACGATAGTGCGTAAAGAATAATTTTTTCTTTCGTTGTGGATCATCAGGGTCATAGTTACGACGAATTGAAAGAACTGCTCTGCTATCCATATCAATTGTTACAATATAAGGAAGAGTAAGATTTGTATCATCTTCTAAATCTTCAATATCTAAATAGCAGTGCTGTTCAAGTAAAGTATACTGACCATCAAAGTCAGAACTTGTTGGAGACACGCCTGTAACTGAGTTCATTTTAGTACGAAGCGGAGAAAGGTTAGGAAGTTCAGGATTTTCTAATAGCTTATCAGATGCTTCATACATGCCACCTGCAATCTCACGTTCAAGTTGGATTGGGCTACGATAAAGCACTTGAGTGTACCTGTCTGCACTTCGTAAATTAACTGCAAAATTAGATACCACAAATTGATCAATAGGCACAAACTCACTAACTGGACGAGCCATGCCATTATCATAATACAGTTTTTTAAAACT